GAAGGAGTTCCAGAAACAATTACATTTTCACCAAAGTTTGCAGTAGGTATGCACCCTAAAGCATTGTTTTCTGTGATAGTTCCGTTTGGATTAGTTATAACGGTATTTGTTGTTCCGCCTGCTGCTATGCAGCCACCACCAATATGGGTATGATCTTCTGTTGGATTTCCTGGATAAGACATTTCTCTCCTTTATATGACTAAGAGGGACAGATTTTACTCTGCCCCCCTTAAGCCATTGCTAAGTATTAATTAGGAATTTGCTGCTGCATCTGCGTAAGCAACTGCATCAAGTTCTTCCCATTGGATACCAAAGCGGATGAATACTGTGTATTCGATTGTGTCCTTCTTGTTGATGTATTCACGATTTACTGTGATATCACGCTGGAAGCCCCATACACGGTTCTGTGGGAATGTCAAGTCGACATATCCTGCAGGGTAGTAAGGTACTTCCATGACTTCTACTCCGAGAACACGAGTTGTACGTGCTCCACCGAATGTCTGTCCTGCGCCATCAAGGTATGACTGACGATTTGCCTCTGTGCCTGGACCCTTGTTAACAAAGGCTTCAGCGATTGCATCTGCAAGTGTACCGTTGTTCTTAACGATTCCCTGGAATGCATCTGTACCTGCGTAGAACTTAAGATTGTTCTTGAGTGCACGGTACTTACGTGGCATTGCAAGAATAATATCCTGCATTACGCTTGTTGTCCAAGCATCATCAGCGACTGTTACTGCTGCTTCGTGAGCATCAGAACCATCTCCTGCTAAGTGGACGAATCCTTCCATGATTGAAAGGAAGTTGCCTGTTGAACCGTCGCCGTTAATTGCGAGGTCTTCAATATCGTTAGCGAAAGCATTGGTCATCAAGCGAACTAGATGATCTTCAAGTGCTGCACCTTCAATATTATCTTCAAGCGCTTCTGCTGAAACTTCCCAGTCAAGACGAATCTTCTTTGTAGTAAGTTCGACCTTTGTGAAAGTTGCACCAGCATTTGTGAAATCTGGCTGTGCCTGAGCAGCAGCACGGATTACACGCTCACCAACGTTGACCTTTTCAAGTTCCATGGTGTTTGCACGCATTGTAACTTTACGACCATCCTTGGCGAGAACTGTTGCATCCCACACGTAGTCGATGAAGCGACGAGCCTGCTCTGGTGCTAGAATACCACCTGGTGTTCCAGTTGGGTTTACAGCATTTGCGCCAGATGTTGATCCGAAGTTCGCTGTAGCAATGTTACCAAGCGAAGCAGCGGGTGAAAGATTACCGTTGGCATCTGTGGTTGTTGCACCACCGATAGCACCAGATGCGAATGCACCGTCGCCGTTATGGGCGTGTGACTCGGTTGGTGATCCAGGATAATTCTTTACGATATCTGTATTTTGTTCCGACATATTGTTCACCTCCTAGTGATTTTATATCTTTAGTTTAATAGGTCGGTTGATTTGAGGAAACGACCGCCCCATAGGGATTTTTGAACCTTCACAGGCTCAAACTGCACGATCTCGCCTAGATCGCCAGACTTGCGGAAAGCGGTGTCTGCAACTACGGCATCAACTCGCTTGCCAAACTCATTGAAGTTTCCTTTGATACTGTTAACTTCTCCAGTTACATTATCAAGAGACTTCGTTACTGCTGCTACCTGCTCGTGAAGAGACTTAACGGTTGCAGCGAGATCGCCAAAGGCATTAGTAAGAGAAGCGTTAATTTCAGCAAGTGCCTTAGCAACTTCTTCTTTAACATCAGCAACTGCATTAGCAACTGCTTCTTCTGTCTTCTCTTCTTCTACTGGTGCTTCCTCTGCATCAGTAGATTCTGCACTACCATCAACTGCTTCTGCTGCAGGTGCTTCTTCAGCAACCACTGCTTCTTCAGCGACTGCAGGAGTTTCAACAACTTCTGCTGGCTGTGCCTCTGGAGCAACCTCTGCATTTTCAACTGGAGTATCTAATACTTCTGTTGCTTCTGTCATATGGTTTACCTCCTTGTTAATCTTAGAAGTTCTAATGCCTTTAGCACTATCAACTAAGAATTTTATCATGTCTGCTTTTTCAGAATCAGTTTTTTCAACAAAACCAATATTCTGCATCTCTTCTCCAGATACAGGACTAATCTGCGTTTCTTCTTCTGAGGTAACTACTATACCAGATTCCTTATCGTAAAATACGTTTTCTAGAACTGTTTCATCACCCTTAATAACATCAACACCATCTACTTTTTCAACAGACATTATGCTGGCAAATTGGTTGGCTGGGCTATCAACTAATGACAACTCAATGAGATCATAGTCTTTAATAATTCTAATTTGTTCATCTGACTTTTCGTCATATGCGTCGTCCCACTTATTCATTCTTCCACCAATAGAAAAACCAGTATAAGTTCCATCTAGAACTTTTTCCCATGCATCTTGTGCACCCTTAGAGATGTATGCAGAAACATAAACACCCTTATAAAACTTCTTTGATTCTGGATCAAAATACTTTTCTTCTTTAAATGAAACCATCTTGCCTACTGCTGATGGTTGATGCATTTCTCTAATATTCCCACGGAATTTTGCAAATGCATTCATAGATGCTTCTGTAGTAACAATGTCGTTTTGCTTGTCTAGATTATCCAGAGATGCAAAACCTGAGACGATTCTTCGTCCTTGGTCTACCTTGGTAAGGGGCATTGATAAGCGAACGTTGTCGCCATCAGTAACCCAAGAAGCCTTATTTATTTTCATATCAGTTCCTATTATATCAAATGTTTATGAAGTTTCTCAATTATTGAGACGCTCTACCTTCTCCTTGTGGATTTCTCCCAGAGACGGTTGCCGTGCCATCGGATTGGCTATTTGTTCTTTCTGTATCCCTTTGGCGATTCCCTGCTAGGTTTGCTCTTTCGTCAGTTGCTTGCCTTGCTGAGAGTTGAAGTGGTTCATCCCCATGACTAACCTGTGGCAGATCAAGAATCTCACGGGCTTCGTTTGGTAGCATGATTTGGGTTTTGACATAACGCTCAAGAATCTGAGACTGAGCAATTTCATCGGTAAGGGTGAGTTCATTAAACTTAAGTTCAAGAACATCTGTCTTTTCACGGATTATTTTATTGACTATCTTTTCCAAGTGATGCTGGGCAGGTCTTGCAACCTGTTCCTTAAAGGTACGATCCTGTGCTAAGGCTGCTGCAATTGCAGAAGAGTCTGCGCCTCCAAGTTTAGATATTGGCACTTGATGAGCAATTAAAATGTCATCACGATTTTGTTTGCGGTATTCTTTAAATGATCCATCCTGGATACCATTTTCAATTGGCTCCATCTTAAACTCAACCTTATTCTGGTCTGTATCTCCAGGAAGTGGGATATATAGAGTTCTGTGAGATTGAGACTTTAGACCTGTCTGTAAGAACCTAAACATCTTGTCTTCTGCATCACCAGATAGTTGTGCACCCTTTAGAGTAATAACATATCTTGGTACCGCCTTGTTTTCAAAATAATCAATATTATACTGTGATGCTAGTTTGTCTCCAATAAGAGATGGAAGAGCAGACACAATATCTGGAACTCCATAAAATGTATTTAGTGGAGAGTATTCTTTAATATGAATAATCTCATTTGGACGAGAATCATTTGTTACTGGATTAGGATTGCTTGCTCCAAAGTTGCGGAAGTAAACAACCTTTTGACCAATAATTTGCAAGAATCCATCATGTAGTCTACGTACACGAACTGTGGTTGCAGGGATGTGTCCTATGTAACCAATCTCTCCTTCAACATTTCTACCCACTTCGACAAAACCATTACCCGTTGCTTGAAGATCTGTAAAAACTTTTTCCATAATTTTTGTAAATGAGTCGTCGTCATTTAGGCTTTCTAGCCAATCACGAATCTCAATCTTCATTCTTTCTACACGCTTGCGAGCGCGCTTTACCTTGTCTTCGTCCTCACTCATTTCAAAGCGAAGAGATGTGCTATCTGTCATAGCAAAGTGATAGCCAAGCCCAACAATGTTTTCTACCTTTGCGTCAATGGCTGCGTGGTTAGCAAATGAAGTATCATAAAAATTTGCTAACTCATACATATTGTATGGTGGAGTAATAACATCAAACAAACCATAACCATTACGATATACGGTTCCAGGATTAATCTGCTTAGACCCCGAATCCTGGCCATAAGGCATTGCGTTTGCAGAATCTAGATATGCCTCGTCACCAATTGCTTTATTGACAACTCTTGAAACTCTTCTTTTAAAGTTTTGGTCTAGCCCAGAGTATTCTTTTAGAGTTTCCCAAGACTTAATAAAAGGATCTTGGTCTTTAAAGATATCTTCTTGATCTTCTTGTGTATTTAAACTTGCACCAATGTATCTTTTTTCTTCACTCATCTAAAGCACCCCTACCAAATTTGTCAACTGTTTGCTGTGCAGCATGCCAAGCACCTAGATCGTTCATTGATGGAATTAGTCCTTGCTTAAGTCTGTCCATCTGTTCTGAGTGTTCTTCATCTGTAATTCTTGTAAGTCCCGCAACAAATACGGCTTCACCATCTCCTGGGTCACCAAAGTGCTTTGCTGCATTTTTTAATTCTGAAATCTTAGATATATCTCCACGCATGGACTCAATGTTTAGGACGTTACCCTCTCCGTCTGTAAACCACTTGCCACTTGACTTCTTATATACGTACAAACCCCAGTCATATTGTTTCTCAATGACCTTTCTTCGGACATTGCTGACTATAGGCTTACCAGTTTTTTGGCTAATCAATGGATTCATAACCTTTAGTATACCATATTAGACTGGAGTGACAACAGAAGTTGACCACTCAACAGCATCATAAATCTTTAGTTTATCAGAGTCCAGGATCATACCTTCTCCATCATCTACGATAATCTTATTTGTTCCAATGTAGGTTTTATATATTTCTGAGGGATTCACGCCATATGTTGAGGATGATGATAGGACAAGCATGCCATTCCAGGAATAGTTATCTTTCCAGTATTGCCAATCAAGGATGGTCCCATCTTCTGAATCAATGTCTGTCCAAAGTCTTGCGACTATGCTCTGAATCTGTTGTAAATTTGTTGCTTGATAATAAGATAAATTATTAAATACGCCTGGGCCGTTAATATTTATTGACCCTAAGAATGAGTCAAATATTAGTGAAGAGCCAAAAGATATTCCTATTACTGACCATTCCCTAATAGTTATAACTGGCTCCCTAACAATAACACCATTAATATAATAAGATATTCCACTTACCTCTTCGCCAGTTGAATCATTTATTCCATATATTTTTCCTCTACTTCCAGAGGAGTTTAATGATTTAACATAAAATTTAATCTTTTCATTTTTATGATTTATTTCAAAAAGTTGAACTGGTAAAACCTCAAAGTTTTCGCTATCATTTCTATACCAAGTTTGAAATGCGCTAATACGATAATTACTTGCAAGTGTAGTGTTAACTGGTAAAGATATTCCACGATCTATGGAAGGTAAAAAGTCTCCACGAACCTCAATTCCTGAATTTTTAGTCATATACAGGTAAGGAGTACTGTCTTTGTAAATACTAAAAGGATTTTTTGACTTATAGTCATAATAAATTCCAGCCTTCTTATATGGGAATAAACTATTTCCAAACTTAGTTCCAATTGCATTAAACGAATTATTATTTAATACTTGAGAACTAAAAGAAAGATTTCTTAGGTTTAATGATTTAGTGAGGGTTCCACGAACGTTAAACTCAAGTCGATACACAATTGCAAGTTCATTAAAATCTATGGTTTTACTTGGATAGATAAGGGTATTGTTTACAACTTCAAACCTTGTGGTTGGCCATTCTGGATGATTATCCATATCTAAAATTTTTGTTTTTATTGGTTTATCAACTGTCAAAAAGTTGGATAGTGGGGAGTTTGCTCCATCAGAGATATACTGAAATGTTATATAACTTCTAACTTCAGAATTATCAGTATTATAAATATCTGCACTTACAGACTGCTCAGACATTTCTAAATAATCTTGCCACCCACTCTCAGCCACATCTGCTAAATCTTCGTATGTCTGTTGAAGTGGAGAAGAGTATTGGTTGTATAGATCAATATAAGAAAATCCCTCAACACCAACATCTTCCTGTGTTGTAGTAGATGGTTCTGGGTAGTCATAATTAAACTGAATAAAGTCTAGATCATAATATTCATTACCAACGTCATTTTTTACGTATTGTGCAAAATAAGAAAGTGGTAGATAGTCTTCCCAATATCCAGAAACTCCAATATCTAAGAAAAACATTCCATATCTTTCATTAGCAAGAAGATTATAACTTGCTGTATGAATAAACAATTCATCTGCAGAAGTAATTATAGCAATTCCATTATCTAGAAAATGATCTAGTATTTGATTGCTATTAAATTGTGTAGATATTCCAACTGAATAAATATATCCATTAAAGGTATCAGTTCCAGGTTCGCCTCCACCAATATATAAGTTAAGCCCTTGACGTTTACCAAAAAATGCTGCTATGTTGCCACCAAAAGTTTCAACAAGTTTATCTATGTTTATTCCTACTGCTCTTTTTGTGTTTAAAGAAAGTGCGTCTGTTGTAAAAATTAGTTCCTCTTCATTATTATATGTTAAGTAGTATTTGACCAATAACCCCTCTTTAATAACACTAAATTTATTTCCTGTTGAAAGATCATTAATATAAAAAAGTGTTTGCTCTTGGGCAACATTGTCTAGTACTTTAATTACCATATAGATAGAATGGACCTCATCATTTAATATGTCAAGGCTAGAAAAGTTAAAGTATCCATCAATATCTTGCCAGTCAAGATTTGGTTTTAAACATATAAAATTATTGTCTTCAGACTGAATTGTTTTATTATCATTATAAAGTTCTGAAATAGTTTTAGTTCCAAGAATAATATCTGGCAAAACATAAGAGGGTGTTTGTAAAGATGTTGATGTTGTTACTAAATTATCAAATGTTCCCTGTTGCCATTTAGCAAATCCAGGATAAGAATAGTTAGCAGTATAGTCAGCAAACGAGTAATCAATAAAAGCAGAAACTCCTGCATATGCGGAATTTATTCCTTCTGGTGATTCAACTCCTTGGCCATAAACCCACCTACGTTTAGCAACTATGGTTGGTACCTGATAAGGGTAAATTGCTACACAATCAATCTCTATCTCTGGAACATCTTCATAGGCATAAAACCCTAGCCAGTCTTGAGATGCTTCTGATACATCTTCTATAATTGATGGTAAAGAAATTGATTCTGTATCAAAAGATAAAGAGATAACCTCTTCTCCATTAATAAGTAAACTTGCAGAATTTTTAATAACTCTAATATCGACTAGCATAGGTCTATACCATTCGCCAATAAAGTGAGACCTGAAAGATTCTCCAATTTTTAATGTTATAAAACCAGATTCAACATATATTCCATCAGAAGATGCAATTGGACCAAAAATTCTTCTTGGATTTAGTGTGTCTGAATTAACTCTTATCCAAAACTCAGCAGTATATTCATTATATCTTCCAAGTTCATTTAAAAAGCCTTGGCCTGGAACAATTAAAGATGGGTTCTCGCCATTAGGGATTATCTTGGTAACTCCAGATGCTCCGTATACAAGGGGAATACTTGTATTCCTTGCAAAAAGAGCAGTTTCTGATGCTAAGTAATATCCACTAACATTTGTTAATCCATAAGGCAAAGCCTCAACTGCATAGTCTTGAGTTATAGCAATATTTGCAGGAAATGTAGATACTGATGTTCCTAAAGATGTAGCATGAAATTCTTCTGCCCACTGCCCTGCACTAATACCATTAACATAAAACTGATAGTCCGAAGAAGAGGCTCCGCCAGAAGCGGTAGAAATCTTTATTACAATTCTAAAAGTTGCTACTTTGTCTGGCACTATAAAGGTAGAGGATAGAAACGACCATTTATTATAGATTGGATCTACAAATGTTTCTAACTCTTGAACAACTGAAGATGTTGACGGATCTGTATATTCATAACCGATAGATATGGAGTTAATGTAAATGCTATTTGAATAAAAATAAGATCCAACAGAAAAAGTGCCAAGAGATGAACTCATACTAGAAAAATTATTAAGATTTGGACTAATAAGAACTATGTTTCCTGTTGGTCCTACTGGAACAGTTCCAAGAACACTAGTTGACAAACTGTCCTCAAATGGTGGGTTAAGCGCACCACTTCCAGGATCTGTATTTACTGTTGCACCAGATATTGTCCACAATGACTCAATATTTCTTTGAGCCTCTGTAATCAAACTTACATAGTCAGACTTATCATCAAGTGCCCACAAAACCAGTGGGTGTTCCGAAAAAATCTTTTCTGCATATAAGTTTGATGGATTAGACATTGTTCTCCTATCCCACTATTATAGCAGGCCAGGGACTAGTAAAACTTAATCTCACATGCGTCTGTAGAACAGTATGCCTCACCAGCAGCCTCAAGGTTTTCTACTCCATCATAAATAGCAGACCAATCAATCTTACCAATCTTGCCTACATATGAGTTGTATTCTTCTCTTGTTATTTCTGTATAAGGTTGCTGAGGGTATGTTTTATTTCCCATTGGAAGGAATGAGACTGCCTTTAACTGTCCCTCGTACATATTCAGGGCTGGAGCAATAAACTTTGTCTCTTCTTCTTTGTCAAAAGAAAGGGTTACAGAAACACCATTATCTGACCAGTACTTCTGAGCAGTTGCAGCCAAACCAATTTTTTCAAATAGGCTAACTTGCTTTTCTGCACGTTTGTGTCCAGACGCTACTGGGAAATAGACTACTGATGTATTTGCTGATACAAGGTCTGATTCAATCTTATATCCCGCTGCTTTAAACAAATAAAGCATTGGGTCAGTATTTCCAAAGCGAATGGCACGAAGATAGAACTCTCCACCAGGACCCCAGTGAACTCCAGGAGTAGCACCAGAAAGAAGTGAGACTGATCCTGAAGGTTTAACAGTAGTTACACGAACTGATTCACGAACGCAAAGCCATTCTGAGTATTGGTGATCATAGTGACGAATTTTATTATATCCCTCATCCATCCACTCACGAGTTGTTGGAAGTCCATAAGTATCTGCAAATGAAGCAATACCTGTTAAAGATGTTCCAATACGGCGATTACGTTGCATAATACCGTTTGTCTGCTGCCAGTGTGTTGGCATGAGAGTTACAGTCTTTCCATAAAGGTATGCAAACTTTAATGTCTTAAGAAAATCTTCTTTAGATTCATGACGGTTTAAGTGAACCTCTACAAGAGTACAAAGTTCATAGGACTCAAGTGGTTGCTCTGCACATGGATTAAATCCCATAACACGGGCATCTTTATAATCTGGAGCATCTGCAAGTCTTCCATAATTACGAGCAACGTCAAGCCAGATAAATCCTGGCTCTCCATTATCTGCAATTAGATCTACATAGTCTTCATACTTTGTTCCAATTTCAGCAGCAATTGAGTTATTACTCATCCACGCCCAACCTGGCTTTTCTGGATCATATGAATTTCTTTCAGGAAATACTTCTGGATTTTTAAGATTAATAAAACCTTCATCTTGTGGAACGCCAAGTGCAAGGGTAGCAGAACGACGAACATTTCCAGAAACAACACATGTACCAATAAGATTTACAAGGTCTACAATGGCACGGCTATCAAGGGCTTCTCCTGCTCTAGAACCGATTACATTACGAATACGTGTATGGAGATCAATAAGTGGTTCTGGACCGCTTGCAACGCCTCCAAAGCCCTTAATAGGGGCACCTAGAGGTCGGATGAAATCATAGTTAAACTGTTGAATAGGCTGGTTTTGACGAAGGAATGAATTAATAAGTAATCTAACAGACTCGACCCATCCTTCACGAGTATCTGGGATTTCATAGATAGACGCTGGCTCTGTAGGTGCATAGATTGACATTTGCTTGTCTTGTCCAAGGGTATCAAACCCTACACCTATACCCAACATTAATGCATCCATTACCCAAGCAAAAATGGCACCTGGATCATTACGATCAATATCTCTGGTTGAAACCATTGCACAGTTTTGAAGGGAAGCAGAGTTACGCTTCTCCATAGTCATAGGAGTTCCAAAGGCCCAAAGTCCACGACCTGGGGGAGTCCACTTCAATTCAAACATTCTTTGAAATGCTTCTTGTGCAGACTTCTGAGCCTTGTTATCATTCCAGGGTAGACGGTTATCTTTAGCGTGATTCTTCTGTACTGAATACATACCCTCAATTACACGACGACAAACTTCATGCCAGCGTTCCTTTGTACCGTCTTCCTTAACACGAGAATATGTACGAATAAATGTTACCTCTCCCAGAGAGTTAGACCCTGCATCTGAGAATCCAAATGGCGCTGGAATGGTTTGATATTTATTTACAAATTCTTCTGATAGACGAAAAGAGAATACGCTTTCTGACATTTATTATGTACCTTTCAAAGTAAAATAAGATAAGTACTTCGTAATTTGCGAAGTAGTCTTAAGTATAGCACAAATTTAAAAAGAAAAACACGCTCAATAAGAGCGTGTAAATCTTTACTTTAAGGTTAGTGCTTTGTTTTTTACAAAGCATTCATCATAAGCAAGGCTAATTCATCAATCAAACTTCCTGGTCCATTTGCAGCAGACAAGTTAATATCTCCTGACGCTGTTACTGTTCCAGTTAGTGTTGGTGCTGTTAATGTTAGTCCCTCAATTGTTGTTACTGTTGCTCCTGAAGCAATTGATGTTGAACCAAGTGTAGGTGCTGAGTATCCTGAAATTGTACCCCAAGAAGTTGAAGTTCCATCTGTAGTAAGGTACTTGCCTGAGTTACCAGACTGTGCTGCAACTAGATCAGTTCCATTGTACTTTAGTGTCTTACCTGAAGCAAGATTAACATGCTCTGATGAAGTCCAAGCGTCTGTAGCGTCTACCCAGTTAAAGGTCTTATCTGTTGCGCCTTTTAATGTAATACCGCCACCATCAGCAGTTGTATCTGTTGGAGTTTCTACGTCTGCAAGAATAATATTTTTGTCTTCAATAACTAAGTTGGTTGAATTAATATTTGTTGTAGTTCCATTTACAGTTAAGTTTCCAGATACTGTTAAGTTAACTGCTGTTGCATCTCCAGTTAGTGCTGGTCCTGCAAGTGGTGCCTTAGCATCCATCTGAGTTTGAATTGCTGAAGTAACACCATTGAGGTATCCAATTTCAGTATCTGATACGTCACTTACTCTAAGTTGAACTGTACCTGTTTCGTCAGGGAATGTGATTGTGCGATCAGCGGTTGGATCTCCTGCTGAAAGAGTAAGTTCGAAATCATTTGTTGTAGAACCTTCCATTGTAATAGTTGAAGTAAATACTCCAATATTTGTAATATCTGAAAGGTTACCAGTTGTAATAACTGTTCCTGTTGCATCGGGGAAAGTAATAGTGCGATCTGCTGTAGGATCTGTAACCGTTAGAGTGGTTTCGTTATTATTATCTGTTGTACCTTCAACAATAATAGATGTTCCTGCAACAATAAGGTTTTTGTTTGCATCAAGAGATGGTACACCACTTGCTGCATCTTTTTGTGTTAGTGGGATATAGTCATCAATGCTTGCACCAAGAGCCACACCATCTAGAAAGTAGTCAAGATCGTCCCAGTGATTTATTCCATCACCAATCTTAAATTTATTTGTATCTGACTCCCAGCCCATTTCTCCTGCATTTAGGATTGGGTCTGCAGTAGTCCATTGTAGAGCGGTTCCTCTACGCTGTTGCATTCTTGTTGCCATTTACATCTCCCTTAGTGGTATGTTCATATTATATCAGATAATTAATTAAAATTATCTACTGCCTCTCCGCCTACCCAGGTTTCTTCCCAAGATACTGTATTATATAATCCAGCACTAACAAGATATCCTGGTTCGTTGTATGCCCCGCCACTAACGAAAGTACTTACAATAAGACCAGATCCGTCAATTGATGTATCGTGAATGTGATCTTGAAGTGTTTCTGCATCTTCAAGAGTTGCAATAGCAACCCACTGAGATCCATAATAAACATGAACTCTTTCTGTTAATGTGTCAAACCATAAATTTCCATTTGATGGAGATACTGGCGGTGTTGCACCAACAACCACTCCTGCAGCAGACGCAACTGTATCAACATATAGTTTTGTTGTTGCATGTGTATTTTGAGTAGGAGTGGCAACTGTGACAGTTCCGCCAAAAGTACCGCCTTGGGCTACATCTAGCCCATGCTTTACCTTAAAGTCTCTATTGGTTGTTGTCACAGTTGACTCCCGTCTCTAATTATGCTTCGATGTAGGTCTTGCTTACCTTAACAGCAGTGTCTGCAGCGGCTGCGGTAACCTGAAGAAGAACATTACCGCTTGAATAAACAGCATTTGTTGTTCCTAGTTCACCATTGCTTTGTACATTAGCATACTCTGTTAGATAAACATTGTTGTCTCCATCTACAGCAACAAGAATTTCAATTACTTCAATGTTGCCAGACTTTTTCATCTGAACTACATACTTAGCAGCAGAATATGTTGTTGCTGAGAATGTATCAATTGTTGTTGCTGAAGTTCCAGCAGTTGCTGTTGCAGATCCAACAAGGGCATCTGGTAGAGCAAGGCTAGTACCTGTTGCTGCACCAAGTTCTGGAGTAACAAGAGTTGGCGTATTAGCAAATACTAGAGCGCCTGTTCCTGTTTCATCTGAAATAACTGATGCAAGTTCTGAAGATGATGTTGCAGCAAGTGCTGAAATCTTGCTTGTTGTATAAACACCATTTGTTACTGTTGCAGCATTTCCTGTGTACTCTGTTGCTGATAGAACCTGAGTTCCAGCAACCTTTAGTACCTTGCCAGAAGCAAGATCAAGGTGCTCTGAAGAGGTCCATGAATCAGTTGCATCTACCCAGTTAAGAGTCTTATCTGTAGCACCCTTAAGAGTAATACCACCACCGTCTGCACCTGCATCTGTTGGAGTTGCTACTGAACCAAGTGTAAGGTTCTTGTCATCAACTGTAATTTCTGTTGAGTTAATTGTAGTTGTTGTACCATTAACTGTTAGGTCCCCTGAAAGAACCAAAGATGTACCAGTTGCAGCACCAATGTTTGGTGTTATAAGTGTTGGGGTATCAGCAAAAACAAGTCCGCCAGTACCAGTCTCATCAGAGATTACTGTACGAAGTTCTGCTGAAGTAGTTGCAGCAAAAACATCTAACTTGTTGTTTGTAAGAGCAACAGTACCTGTAGCATCTGGCAAAGTAATAGTCTTGTCAGATGTTGGGTCTGTAACTGTAAGTGTTGTTTCAAAGTCATTTGCTGTAGCACCTTCAAAAACAATTCCGTTTCCGTCTACTGCTGGAGAGGTAAGTGTTTTATTTGTAAGTGTCTGTGTGTCTGATGTTCCAACTACTGAACCAGTTACACCGTGTACTCCTGTTGAAGCACCTGTGTGAGTTGTAAGATCTGATGCTGAAGCCTTGTTTCCAAGGTCAGTAGTAAGACCTGAAATCTTAGACTGAGCAATCGCTGCTGATGCATTAATATCTCCATCAACAATAGTTCCGTCTGCAATCATTGTGCTTGTAACAGTTCCAGTATCTCCAGTAGTTACAAAGTTAGAATCTGTAAGTGCAGCATTAAATTCTGCAGTAGTTCCAGTTACTGTGTTTGAACCAAGTGATATTGACTTGTTTGAAAATGTGTTTGTTGAAGATGCACTAACTGTAATATCTGAAGTAAGTGCTACTGTACCAGTTGCATCTGGAAGTGTGATTGTGCGGTCTGCTGTTGGATCAGTTACTGCAAGTGTTGTTTCAAAATCATTTGCTGTAGATCCTTCAAACTCAATACTTGAACCAAATACACCAACTGCTGCTGGTGCTTGCCACTCAACGCCGTATGTCGCACCTGAGTTTGCTGTAAGCACTTGACCATTTGTACCAATGCCCAAACGTGCTACTGCATCGTCAGCACTACCAACAATCAAATCACCTTTAGCGTCAACGACACCTGCTGTGATAATGTTCTTTCCATTAACGGTCGCAGTTGATCCCTCAACTACCAGTCCCGCTTTTACTCTAAAATCTTTTGTTACTGTTGCCATTTTATCTCCTTAACTAAGCCTTCAAACCAATACGCAAATAGCGCAAGGTAATCGGGGTTTGTCCACCCACTGGAACTACAGTTAATGAAACTGTATCTCCTGCTCTAGACACGGAGATGGTGCCAATATTCCCATCATTGTCTACTGTTCCATATTCACTAACGCTTACATCTGTAGCATCAGGGACTATAGTTAATTCTGTGGCCCAATATTTATTTGCACCACCAGAAGTCTTTTTAATTGAGATCATATACTTTACAGATCTCCACTCACTTGCTAAAAAGTTATCAAAAATTGTTGAGTTTTCAATGCCGTTGATTGTAGACTCGTTGTTACCATCTGATCCAAGGTCTGTTGATCTTGCAGATGTGCTATCAATCAGGTCTTCATAGTTTGTTTGACTTGGACGGTCTCCAGTCTGAAACAGAGACTTGATGCTTGCGATTGATAATTTGGCCATACTGGAATTATATCACATATTTTAAAGTATATAGTTAGAGAAACCAATAACCTGTAGTGGAATTGCTGGGACATTGCCAATAGATGAAGGTATCTGTATTGCGGTAAACCTTATTCTAAATGGAAGTACTGAGTTTATATTTACCCCCCGATTTGGCTGGGTAATTTCTACACTGGGAAAAGAAACTCTATCAATGTCTGTTGTAAAAACTGAGGTATTGTTATTTATAACAACTGTTGCCATTAGTTGGTAACATCCTCAAGGAGAATAATCTTCCCTTGAGCAACTGTCCAAACAAGGGTATCCTGTGGAAGACGCAATTCAATATCAAAAATATCATTTGTTCTTAGTTGTGCGGATTGTGCTGCAGTTAGATTAACCTTAAACTCACCATCAGCATCATCTAGGTCTTGCTCTGGAGTAAGAGTAAAAATCAAGGTTGCAGTGTCTGTAATTACTTGTGGGTCAACTGGGGTAGTTGGTCTTTTAAATTCCGCTTCTATATCCCAGTCAGGGATGTTTAGGGGCTGCTTAGTATCATCTGTTAGATAAATCTTAAAAGAGGCCGTATCGCCTTTTACAACAGTCCAATTTACAAATGGGGGTGCTTCACCAATATCGTAAGTAGATGCTCCCTGACCTCTATAAGTTGCCATTATGATAAACCCGCTTTCAATGATCCCCAAGAGCCATTACCTTTTGGTTGTCCAACTAGTAATATTCCTGTTGTTGTATTTTGTTTTAAAACTACCGCCACTGCTCCTGAGCCTGTTGCTGGAATTGTTGCAGTTAATCCCCCACCATTAGCAACATACAGTTTGTTCCCAACGGCATAAGAGTTTGTATTAATATTTGAAAATACTCCAGATAGAAGAACAACTCCATCAGAACTGTTAGATATAGCAGTTGTTGCTAATCCAATTACTGGAAATGTTGTTAGATCATCAGAATCACATTTTGCTATTGTTGGTTTTGATGTTCCATACCCAGAAATGTAAACTGGACTTCCTTTAGCAATAGAAGATCCACTGTTATTCGTTACATCAAGAGTCTGGTATGCAGGACCAACTGTTCCAAGCAAAGATTCAATGGTTTCTGCCAATGACTGAACATCCTCGTGCACATTGACTGGATCAGTCGATAGTGGATAAGGAATGTTATAGTTTGTTGTTGAACCTGTAGCCATAGTATTTACCATTATACCACTTCATAGTTAAGGTTTTATAACAATTTAATAAAAATGTTAAAAGTTTGCTTTTTGAGGCAAAAACATGTTATACTTGGTAGTAACACCAGACAACTGGTGCTTTTGTTTCTAGGAGGTTTATTTGATGAGAAGAGACAAGATGGCTTGGATTGGAATCCTATCTTTGGTTGGACTGCTTGCGCCTGTAAGCAATTCTGCCAATGCTTTAACAAATACAACTGAAAATAATTTATTGAGTAATAAGTCCGTGACTACCCCTGCCGACCCTAAGTCGGTTTTTTTGGTTTCTAAGCCAAAAAAGGCAATTATCTTGGAAAAGTATAAGAATGCACATTCTTTGACTGACTATGACTTAGTTCAATTATTGAAGGCTGTAGGCTTTACTGGAAAGGGTCTAAAGACTGCTTGGGCTGTTGCCAAGGCAGAGTCAAATGGAAGACCTTTTGCCTTTAACGGAAACGCTAAGACTGGAGACAGTTCTTATGGGGTATTCCAAATAAATATGATCGGTAATCTAGGACCAGATCGTAGAGATAAGTTTGACCTAGATGCTAACGCTGAGTTGTTTAGCCCTGTAAAAAATGCAGAAATTGTATTTCATATGACCAAGGGTGGAACAGATTGGAAGTCTTGGAAATACGCTAAGACTGCTCCTGTACAAAGATGGTTAAAGAAATTTCCAACTAAGTACGCATAGTGCTTAAAAATAAATACCCCTTGGCTATATGCTAGGGGGTATTTTTTATATTAAAAGTCTTTTCCTCTAACCTTCATAAGAGATCCTTCTCTCCAGAATTCCATATTGGAGTATTTATGTTTTATGTAATCTGATAAAATATCTTTAGAGGTTGATGACTTAGATATAGATTTTCTTATATCATGTAGGTTGCTAGGAAGTCCTAGGATTGCGTCATTGTCTGACTCTATCTTTTCTATATTATCAAAATCGTGCTTATAATCGGGTATTTCTAAAAACTCATAAATTCCAGACATTGTTTCTTTTGGCTTTGACATAAGATCGTTATATTCTACTATATGAAACATACCCTTATTTTCTGGATAAAAAGAAGATGCTAGAGATAGCAGCGTCTGATCTATCTCTCCATTTGGACGCATTAGATATTCTGCTATTGTGTCTTCATGTGAACGATAATTGTTAATAAATGCTCCATATTCCAAGGTATTCTTTTTTAGGTAGTCTGCATCTATTACAACAAAGGAGGCAAGTATTTCTAGAATGTCTCGAACTGTAACTATTATTTTAGGTGTAGGAGTAACATATTTTTTAATTAAATCAAGACCAAGTGGTGTCCCCCAACTTTTTTCCCTGTCAATTATTATTGGCTTTTCTACATCTTTGTAGAACATATCAAAAAAACAAGACAGCAGTTCTACTGCTCTATTCTGATTTTCTTCATTACGCACTATATGTTCCATGTACCCAAAAGAATTTGTGTATTGCCACATTAAAGTAGATACTGGACTCATTGGGGTGCTATATATTTCTGGGTTTTGATTTAGCAGTGCTGATAGAAGAGTGTTGCCACTTCTTGGTAATCCTGCTAAAAAATAATATTTTTTATTCATACAAAAAAGTATATCACAAAGTCTTTATTTTGTAAAGTCTACACTAAACAGAAAAATAGGTAAAGTTTTATTTATATTCTTTAGATGATCTAAAAGCATTCTTATATCTATCAAAAAACTTTGTTTTTAATATATTAGAAACGTCAGACTGTTCTTGCATTTCTTCAAATCCGCCAATTTTAATCTCCCAAGGATCTCTTTTGAAAGGAATCACTTGAGCAATAGGTGTGCCTTTTGGAATTATTCCTTCAAAATTAATGTCATTGATTACAAAAGGAAAATTTACTGGAGCAGTATACTTATCTGTATCTACTATCCCAGGCAAAATTGTAAAAGGCAGGCTATGATGCATTGGATTTACAAATAATGTTGAGTATCCTGGTGGTGTTTTTATAGACCACACATTGATCCACTTAGGATATATAAATTTATTTTTTACTGGATGTGTAGGAGCCTGTTCAATTGGATGAAAATCTATTAAATTAAAATCTGCAGAATGAAACTTTTGCTCACCATCTTTTAAATAAACAGCAACATCTGCTGGAAGTGTAATTATATACCCCGCTACTATTGCATCAAATACAGGCATACATCTTTTTATAGTCCCAGAATTAATGCCCACACCTGTAGTTAATTTTTCTCCATTAAGATATGAATCCATTTCTTTATACCAACCTGGCAACATTTTTGTTGCAGGAGTTGGTGGCTCAATATTTTTATATCCCAAAGTATTAGTAAAAACAATATCCACTAAACCCCCCCTTTATTGTTTTACTTATTATTCTTCATCTGAAGATTGTGGTGCGACCCAAGAGGTACCATTCCAAGTAGACAAAAGATCTAGTCCTTCTGGAATAATTGGATTATCTCCAACAACACTACTAAATACTGTTGATAATACTTCAACAATACGTCCATCTGTACCTAAATTTGCATATTTAATAATTGGGGCTTCTACCCACTCATCATTAATTAGTTGTTTCTTAATATAAGACTCTCCAGTACCAAATGTAACCTCAATACCGTCTGTATCACTAGGTGTGTCAATAAAGGCAAACCCGATACCATCTTTTAATTGAATAAATGTTTTCATTAGTTAAACTCCACTACTTCCCAACGGCAAGCACCGCTGACTATTAGACTTGTTGAATTTGAAAGATACCCTTGTACAATTCCTGATACAAGGTTGTTTGTTCCACCAGATATATTGCTAGCACCAACACTTGAAGATCCAGACGAAGGTCCAGGAGTAATGTTGCTGTTTGCTATACCTGTATTAGCGCTATGGTTTTGTGCCCCAACAACTCCAGACAAAGCAACAGTGCCTGAAGATGTTGTGCCAAAAACTTGAACAAAAGCCTTATTAACATCTACGGCAGTTATAGTTACTGTCCCTGCTGCTCCAGCCGAACCACGTTGGACTGACTTAATTCCACCGCTACTTGCTGCAGGATATGTTGATATTACCATGTTTCTCCTTTACGCAAACTCAATAACTTCCCACCTACAAGGGTGAGAAACTACCAAACTAGTTGAGTTAGATAGATAACCTTGAGCAGTTGCTGCAAGAAGATTATTTGTACCAGCAGATATACTACTAGAGCCAACACTTGAAGATCCACCCGAAGGTCCAGGTGAATAGTTGCTTCCTGCCACACCTGAAGAAGCATTGTGCGATTGAGCACCAATTGTTCCAGATGCAGCAATAGTACCTGAAGATGTAGTGCCAAAAACTTGAACAAAGGATTTACTAATATTTACTGCCGTAATTGTAACCGTACCTGCTGAGGAAGCAAGTCCACGTTGAACTGATTTAATTCCGCCTCCACCACCTGAAGGATATGTGTCTAGGGCCATCTGCTTCTCCTTTACGCAAACTCAATAACTTCCCACCGACAAGGGTGAGAAACTACCAAAGTTGTAGAGGTAGATAAATAGCCTTGTGCAACTGCTGCAACAAGATTATTTGCTCCGCCTGATAAATTTCTTGCTCCAATGCTTGCTCCACCACCAGCATGCTGTGCACTAATATTGCTACCACTAAGACCACTAACAGCATTTGCATTCGCGGCATCTACTGTAGAAGTTGAGGCCACTGTTCCTGAAGATGTGGTGCCAAATACTTTAACAAAAGATTTTGAAATATCTACAGCAGTAATAGTTACGTTTCCTCCAGCAGCGGCAAGGCCACGTTGGACTGACTTAATTCCACCACCTGCTGATGCTGGTATTGCCCTTACTCCCATATCAATCTCTCAATCATATTTTTGTTTTTCATGCGAACTCAACTACTTCCCAACGACAGGCATGTGAAACTACCAATGTTGTAGAGTTAGACAAGTATCCTTGTGCAACAGCAGTTACAAGATTATTTGTTCCTGCCGAAAGATTTCTTGAGTTAATGCTTGAAGATCCTCCACTAGGACCTGGGCTATTATTACTTCCTGCTGTTCCTGAAGATGCATTAGATCCTGTTGAACCTACTGTGGAATCTGTAGTAGCAGTTCCAGAAGATGTGGTACCAAAAACTTGAACAAAAGATTTTGTTATATCAACAGCATTGATAGTTACGTTTCCAGCAGAACTAGCCAGTCCACGTTGAACCGATTTAATTCCACCACCTGCTGCTGTTGGTATAACAAGAATCCCCATTACGAGACTTCTATTCCACTAATGTGAAAGTTGATTGTTGTTGCTGACGCAAGACCAGCAATAACTTTTGTTGTAGCGAGTGCTTGCTTAAGATCAATATAAACTGTAGAATTTGCAGCGATCGCCGAAGTTGTATGCAATGATACACCGTCTAGTGAAAGTGAAAATGTTCCTGCTGTTCCTGCGGTATTTGTAACTGCAATATTTGTTATAATAGCAGTTGTTGATGCTGGTACTGTGTATAGTGTTGTTGATGATGTTGCTGCTGCTGTTCTTGCCAGCGCTTTTACTGTTGTAGCCATTAGTTACTACCTCCTGATAGAATTATATCACACATTTTATGCAATTTCTGCACCAGTGATATGGTATTTTACATCTGTACTGCTTGCAAAACCAGCAACAATTTTAGTTGTTGCAATGGCCTGTTTTAGATCAAGTGCTATTGTTGTATTTGCAGCAATTGATGATTGTGCAAAAACTTCTACAGAGTCAAAAGTAATTGTAAAAGTTTGAGATGAAGCACTTGTATTGGTCACCAAAATATTAGTAACCAAAGATGTTGTAGATGCTGGAACTGTGTATAAAGTTGCAGAAGAAGTAGCAAATGCTCCACGTCCAAAAGCCTTAATTGTTGTTGCCATAAATTACTCCTCTAGTATCTTTATTATACGGCATATTATAGTCCGCCTACTAGAGATAATAAAATGTCATCATCTGTAGCAACCCTTATGCCATTTGATTGAACTTCTCCGCTACCTTTTGAAATAAGGTTTAAGGATATGTTTGTGTCTCCACCCTGTGCTGCTATAGAGGGCTTTCCCGCTGTTGCAGCATTTGCAATTTTGATTTCATTTACCGCTGAAGTTACGGTATCCATAACAAGAAGTTCATTTCCATTAGCATCTGCAATAAAGCCAAGATCTGCAAACCTAGGGGCTGTCAAGGTTTTTCCACTTAATGTTACAGAATTTGATAATGTGACTTCTGGAGATACCCACTCTAATCCTGTAGCAGTAGCACTATTTGCTGTTAGTACTGTTCCATTTGATCCAACAGACAAAACACTCAGGGTGTCATTTGCTGAGGCAGATAATAGATCTCCCTTAGCATTAAAACTTGTTGCAGAAATTGCGGTTCCACCAGATAAGGTATCAATCTGATCTTGAAGATCATTTATTGTATACGCTATAGATGGATTTACTAATTCTGCGGGGTCTGTTTCTGCTGTATCAAATGTGTATGATCCATAATGGTAAACACGTAGGGCAGCCTGAATGTCTGCTTGGTCTGCTAGACCTGGAATTTTTGTTGGAACTAAACTGCCTATTGACTCTGCTGCCATATTTTCACCTCATCAAGATTATACCATAATTAGATAACTACAGATATAAATAGATGCACCGTTACCTCTCCTGTTAGATTAGACCAGGTGCTACTTGAATATCTAGCAGCATTTAAATTAACTACAAGGTTTGTTCCAGCACCTGCAAGTGCGGGTATTTCAACTGAAGAAGCAATTGGAGCAGTATTCTCAATACTATACTGAACATTAAAATTAGACGCTGTTAAAGGTGTACCAGAAACGCTAACTATATTTGAAATTGGGATTGATATAGATCCCTCACCTGAAGCAAAGGTAACGGCATGTCTTTTTGAATATAATGTTGGAGAAATTTTTAAAACCTGAACCCAAGTATTTCCTCCAACCTCAGAAATGTATTGATACATATATCCATAGTTAACACCTGGTGCAGAATTAATATACATATCGTATAGGTTTATTGTTTCACTAAAAATAGTACCACTTGTTGTTAAAGAGTTTGGCTCTCCAGTTCCAACAAAAAATTTACTGCCACGTTGTCCTGTTGGACCAATATCAACTAGAACTTCTACTAACTCTGGAGGTCCTAGAACGGTAATATCATCATTTGATATCAAAACATCTGGCATTAAACTGCCCCAGTGATATCGTCTGTGACTGTTATTGTTCCAGTAAGTATTGTATAAATAACATCTGGATTTGGTGATTCGTCTGTAATTTGAACATCATAGACATATGATCCAGCAGCGAGTGTTCGTCCAACAGTTGGTGTAATTGTACACGTAACAATGTCAGTTGTTGTATTAACAACTGCAGAAGCCGCATACTGTGTTCCAGCAGAACCCCTCTGGTTTGCAATGGTAAAAATTGCAGAATAGTTCGCTAAATCAAAAGAAGATCCATCGTTTGCATTTTTAGGACGGACTACAAATTGAGCAGTGTCACCACGGTAATAGTTAAAATCATAAGTGCTTGGAAATGCCATTGTTATCCTCCTGATCCATTATACCATCAAGAAACTGAAATATACATACCTTTTAAGAAAATAGTACTTTCGTTATCTGCTCTTGCTTGTATGATTGCGCCCTCTGATCTGATCTTTAATAAATCGACATATAGGGTTTGGTGAATAGACATTTCATATGGATATTTATACTTGAGCATTCCTATATATCCAGTAGGTGACTCTACTTTTGGTATATATGTCCTTATCCATGCCTCTGTGTTATTTGTATCGGTAGTTAAGGCTATATCATATCTAATATCTACCTTGGCTCCCACCTTAAGTTGCTTAAAATTAATTCTTTGCGTAACTGGATTCCAAAGAGAAACAGATCCTAATGGAAGAAACTTCAAAATGTTATTATCTTCATCATCATGCATTAATATATTTACCCAGCCATCGTCTCCTCTGTCAGGCCCTAAGAATAACAATTTTTTATTTTTATTTTCATAGTATGCCCAGCCTGGGTATTGACCTGAAGGACTTTCATATCCTTCTCCTCCTCCTCTGCCAGGATCTCCTTTAGGGCCTTGAGGACCTTGTATACCATCCTTGCCATCTTTACCTGGGATTCCTCTTTCGCCTCTAGGACCTTCGGGGCCTGCTGGTCCTGGTGGACCGACTTCGCCCTTTTCTCCTTGAATGCCTGGAACAGCAATATACTCAGTGCTACTAGGATCTATGCTCTTTGTTGACTTAATTACTTCAGAGTATTTGGTTTTTGGGGCATCCATATTTTTTGATATGGCCATAGGTTATTTCTTTACTTTAAAAACAGTACCGTTAACCTTTATGAGTGGCGGAAGTTTAGGGTTAACATCTTTAATCTTAATTATCATTTACGATACTCCTCCGATTGTGCCTCTTGCGGATACTGGAGAAACATCTCCAAGCACACAAATTGTTCCTATGACTGGAGTCCAGGTAATTGTCGACAAACCATCTGGGATTATTGCCTGTAGGTCAAAAGATAGTTCTGCAACTACTGATCTGTACGTAGTTCCCCAATTTTCAGTTATAGAAGCAGGGGCGCTAACAGTAATTACAGAACCGTCAACGGAAACTTCTAATTCATCAAGTACGTCTGTGGTTGGGTCATATGCTGTAGCAGAAAACTCCCAGCCATCTGTATCAAATTCTGTAACTTCGTCATTTTCAAGAAATGAGACTGTAAATGAAGCATAGTCTCCACGGACAACAGCCCATTGAATGTTTGCTGGGGTGGCCCCAAATTTTTCTGTTGTTGGTGTGCACATATCAATGATTATACCATAATAATAATGCTGGACACTCAAGAGCAGTGGGGTGGGTAGAAAGATCCTGAGTGCCAGCAATTTAGATTATATCTGATTATTTTAAATAAGCCAGGTATACACGGATTGATAACAAAAAGTTATATATTAATATCGTTATAAAAGAGTTATAAATGGATTCATACTATATGTCCGTTTTATCCTATTAGGCCAGGGTATTGATAGTGTATACTTAAAATATATAAAGAAAAGAATATACTGTAAAAGTAATATACTTATATATAGTATATCTTTTATATAGTAGTTACTTGTTATGATCTTTAATATGCTCGATCAATAGATCAAACATCTTGTCAGTTTTTTCTTCAAGCCGATTAACAGAGTCTTTCATACTAGACCCAGAATTGGGTTTAAGTTCGCTCAAATAATGTTTTACGAGAAATTTAACTCCGCCGACAAGTATACCAAAAATAGTTAAACAGGTTAAAGCAAGTCCAGCCCAATCTTGTGGAGTCATAAGGATTATTATATCATTATTTAAGATAAGATTCTTAATTTCGGCGGGATACAACAAAGCCGAAAATAGAGGTTATACAAACCCTCCCCTAGACAACATATGGGATACACTCCCAAGTATGTCTACAATGGCTTCCAAACCTTCATATGGGCTATAATAGGTTTATGGATATATTCTTAGTATTGGTTTCTCCGATAATCATCGTAGCAGCCTTAGTGATGTGGATGTTTGAAAATGTCGGATGAAGTTAGACCATGGGATCTTATC